CTAGGTGGCATTGCTGGAGGTGGAGCAGGTGCTGCTCTATCTCGTAAAGAAGGACGCCTCTGGGCGATCCCTCTTGGCATTGTCGGTGGAGCACTGGTAGGATGCCAGGTTGATGGAGGTTAAAACGAAATTCAACTTTTGATTCCCTGAAACGGCGGAAAAAATCCCCGCCAATTTTTGGGTCTCTAGGGTTTTCTGAACTGTTGCTCTAAGAGAATCCTAAGCAGACTCTCTTTTAGTAACATTAATGCTTCCTGCTCATAAGGATCACCACCTGGCCATTTATCCAAATAAAAACAGACGGATTTGTACATCAGTACGAGTCCGTCTTTTGACATATCTATGTTTATATAATCTTCGTTATGATCAGTATCCACCGCCGTAACCTGGTGATGGACTTGGAGAAGGAGATGGTGAAGGTGATGGACTGGTCGATACAGTACCAGCGGTTTGTACGACTGCAGAAACGGATCCTGAATTGGAAACATCAATCGAAACACCGACTGCAGGACTAGAATTGGAAACGGAAACACCGTTGTCAAAAGTTACAGCACCGCCACCACCATTCTGTGGAGTAGTTACACCTTGATTCTGATAACTTGCACTACCAGTATTACTCAAGAAGCGTGATGCTATATTAAGAGGAGTTTTTTTATTGTTAAATTCGTCAAGTTCTGAATGAGGTTCATATCCTACAAGGTCCTCAAAGTCTTCTATAAAGAGATCTAACAATGAAGATTGTGGAATTACAATTTGCCTTTTCAATTCATTTTGTTGATATTCATATTCATAATTTGTAAGTGGATATCGTGCATTATCACCAGCGACCAAACTTCCATCTGGAAGTTCAATAGAATAGTCTTCAGTTACTTGAATTCCTGATTTAACAAATACATCACCATTACTTAAAATCTCATTAGTTTCGTAATGATGTATCGTATCAGGATTTTGATACTTTTCATTAACATAGTCTATCAAATCTTGTTGATTTTTAGGCCACTGATCATACAAATCGATAATTTCATTGACTAATAGTATGATCCAATCTAAATGAGGATCTTGAAAGAATGTTTGTGCTAATGAAGATGGGGTTTCATCTGGTTTGATACTATATGCTTCAAACAGAGTTACATATTGATTAAGATCGTCTCGTGCTTTTACTTTTCTAAAAATATTTTTAGTCAGACGATATTTGAAGGTCTCATTATCAGTAATGCCTTCGCCAATATAAACGTTTGGGAAATATGAAAAATAAGACATATTAATAACCTTTAGAGATATCTGCTTGGGATACGAATCTGGTTTCTGCAAATGACAGTTGTAAATTAACTGCTGGCACCTGAACACCAGGAACAGGTCCATCTGAAGAATCTACTCCTAAATCAGGACTTCTAAATGCATTGTATTGTCCATCTGGAGCATAATTAACAGTAACACCATTGCATACTGATAAGAAGATTTTGAAGTGTAGATCTGCACTTTCTGTAAATGATCCTGAAGATGGATCTAATCTGATAAACTTAATATCAAATTTATCAGGAACTTCCATAAATCTAGCACTCAGAGCATCATCACCACCAATAATTGGTGTAGCACCTTCTTTAAAGTATCTGATAATACGATTGACTTCTCGTGCCTCGGCAGGACTTCTAGAAAACATCTTAAAATTGAAAGTATGTGTTCTAAATGCCATATTACTGAACAATTGCTCTGTATATGGATTGAATACCTTCCCTCCTGATAATTGAGCAAATGAATTAGAATCAATATTTCCCGCCAAACCTAATGCTTGACTTGCACTATTGGCAAGACCTGCTAATGCTGCTGCATTAAATTCGGGAGCAATAGCACCTGCAGTTTCTTGAACAAGCTCAGTAAGTTTATTAAGGTCGTAACCTTTTTTTAAGACATCCATTCCAAGATCCGACAACGCCATACCTGCAACTCCCAAATCAACATTTCTATATCCAGGTCGATATGCAGTTTGTAACTGCGGTGGCATTGCCAGATAAACTCTATTCGGATCTTTTTTAGTAGATACTTTATTGCTTGGTAGATTTAATCCATAATAACCTTTAGAGTTATCTTCGTATAAAATTCTCTTTCTTTGGAATACTACATAGTCAGTAAGATCAGTACCACCATCGGCCAAACTATCTGATACTACTGGTGGTTGGAGTGGGTATCTAAAATTGGCCAATTTAACACCTAAATACTACGTGGTCTTTATATATTTATGAGATATCAAGGCAAGTATCGTCCATCATTTCCCCAGAAATACAAGGGCGACTCAAGTAATGTTATTTATAGATCCTCTTGGGAATATAAATTTATGAAGTGGTGTGATATTACTCCGACTGTTCAAGAGTGGGGTAGTGAAGAGATTATCATTCCGTATATTTCACCTGTTGATGGAAAAAGGCATAGATATTTTCCTGATTTTTACGTTAAAATTCAGAATAAGAAGTATCTAGTGGAAGTCAAACCGTTCAAACAAACTAAAGAACCTAAGACTCAAAAAAGAATGACAAAACGATATATTAATGAAGTCGTTACTTGGAGTGTCAATCAAGCAAAGTGGAAAGCAGCGACTGAATTTTGTAAAGATAATCGTTGGGAATTTATGCTAATCACCGAAAAAGAACTTAAGGTCTAACAATGGCAATATTTCGTCCAGAATATGCAAGATATAATTCTTTTCAAGAGTTCTTATCATTTGCTAAAGACAAGGATAATAGTCCTTCTTTTAGTAATCTATTCTCTGTTTCTATGGCAACTCCTGCCATATTAAGGAGAGGTGCTGGAACAGTTGATAATGGAAACTTAGAAATTAAGGATGATCTTGCTTTACTGTTAGATTATTATGCAGATTCTGTTCAACTTCCTAGTAAGCAAATAACTACAGGGCAAGTTGGTAATGTTGGATCTAGTTATAAGTATGCCACGAACACAGCATACAGTCAGATGCAGATTGTATTCAGACTTCCTAGATCTCAACAGTCTAGAAATTTATTTGAAAGATGGACCCAGTTGATGGCTAGTGATTCTGATCAATACACTAGATTTTATAATGAATATTGTTGTCCCGAATTATTGATATACAAGTGGGAAAGAGGTGGCGGAGATTATGTATATACCGATCCAAAAATGATTCGTGCTTTGAGAGAAGCTGGAAATGACTTCTTATTGGCAAGGAAATATGAATTGACTGCATGTTACAGAATGGTTAATGTATTCCCATATAATATTGGGTCAATTCGTCTTGATAACTCCACAGCAAAGACATTAACAATGACTGTAGGGTTTTATTACGAAAGATATAGATTCTATCCTAGAAATAAATTTGATCTGAATCTGACTAATCGTGCAAGATCAACATCTATTGCAGTTGATAATGCATACATTGCTGGGGAAACTGATTCTATCAGATAACCCATAAATAAAATTACTGAATTGAAATACTATGGCATTACCTAAATTAAATGTACCTACGTACAAATTGAAATTGCCTTCTGATGGTAAAACCGTCAATTACAGACCATTTCTTGTAAAAGAAGAAAAACTACTTCTACTTGCTACAGAAACGGGTGAGCAAACTGATGTTATAGAAGCAATCAAAACAATCATTAAAGACTGTACTGATCTTCAAAATGTAGAATCCCTAGCAACATTTGATATTGAATATTTGTTTTTACAGATTCGCACAAAGTCTGTAGGTGAATCTGTAGATACTCTGGTCATTTGTCCAGATGATGGGGAAACTGAAGTGAAGTTATCAATTCCACTTGATGAAATTAAGGTCGAAAAGACAAGAGGTCATAAGACAGAAATTAAACTGTCCGATGAAATTGTTCTTACCATGAGATATCCTCGTCTTGATACGTTTGTCAAATCAAATTTTGGCGATGGTATGGGTGTTGATCAAGTGTTTGAGATGGCAGCAGATTGTGCTTCAACTATTGCTGATACTCAACAAGTTTATGATTGTGCGGATAGCACCAAAGAAGAAATGTTGGAATTTTTAGATCAGTTAAGTTCTAAACAGTTTCAACTTGTTCAAAGTTTCTTTGAGACTATGCCCAAACTGAAATATACTGCCTCTGTTACTAATCCTAATACTGGGGTTGAATCTGAAGTTGTACTTGAGGGATTGGCGAGTTTTTTCGCGTAGCACTCCTTCACAACAATCTTCGTTCTTACTATGAAGGTAACTTTGCCCTAATGCATCACCATAAATGGAATATCGAGCATATCGATAATCTGATGCCTTGGGAAAAAGAGATTTACGTCAATCTATTAATAACATTCCTAAAAGAAGAAGAACGTCGCATGAAGGAGAAGCAAGCAGCAGGTGGCTAAACTACAAGCATATAAATTTGTTAATCCTGGTGGTACAACAAGATCACCAGTAAGTCTTGCTGTAAATAAAAATATACTAGGAATTAATCGACTAGGATCTACTGTTTCTTCTTTAGGATCAGTTATATCTGATATTGAAAAAATCAATATTGCATCAATTAAGAATGATAAGAAACAAGAATTATTAGAAAGAAGAAGAAAGCAGAGGGAACGTGATGAATCTGCAGAAGAAGCACAAGAACTTACTAAATTAGAAAAGGGTAAGGCAAAAGTAAAACCCAATACTGAGCAGAGAAAGGCAGCAGGTAGTAGTCTAGGTTTTATTTCAAAATTTTTAAATCCAATAGGAGAATTTTTATTAACTATTGGTGGTCTGGTTGCGGTAAATACTCTTCTAGACTGGGTATCTGATAAAGAAAACTTCGATAAGGTTAAGGAGTTTCTAAGAAAGACTCAATTTGTTTTTGACAAGTTATTTGGATTTTTCAAAGCAGTTGGAGATGCTACCTTTAATACATTTAAGACATTATTTGGTAGTGACTCTTCGTTTGGTGACAGGTTAAAAGCACTAGGAACTATACTTCTTGGTATTATAGCCTTAAAAGGTGTCATGAATCCATTTGGATTGATGACCGACATATTGGGATTGCTTGATCTATTCACTGGAGATGGAGGCGGTCGTAATCCTGATCCAAACGCAGATAAGAGTAAGAGTAAGAATAAACCTGATAATAAAACTAAACCAAAGAGTGCAACTGATCCCGAACGTGCTAGGAACATATCAAGACCTAGTGCTTCTTCAACACCTGTAAAACCTCAGACTAAATTTACTGGTATTGAAGATACAGATTTAAGATCTCCCCAAAGACGTTTAGCAGATAAAATTTCTAAAAAGCATGGAGCAGGTGCTAGAAGTGCTTTCGATCAAAGATATAATGATCTAATTAGTGATGGGGCAAGTCCTGCTCAGGCAACAAGACGTGCAAATGCAGATGTTCTTAAAAGAATAGACAAGAAACAAATCACATCTAGACCTGCATTAGGGAATCTTTCTGCTCGTTCTAATAGAATGACATCAACAATACTTGGTGCTACTAGTGACGATGCAGCAAAATTAGGAACCTCTAATATTTTCAAGAAGGGAGTTGATAAAGCAACTCAACGTTTCCTACTTAAAATTATTGGGATGGGTGGTGTCAAGGCACTCAAGAAGATTCTGAATAGAATTCCTGTTGTTGGTCCTCTAATCACATTTGCACTGAACTGGGCATCAGGAGAGTCTATTGCTGCTTCTGCTGCTATGGCAGTCGGTGCAGGTCTTGGAGAGTTGTTAGGTGGATGGTTAGGTGGTGCTGCTGGTCTTGCCCTCTCTGGGTTCTCTGGCGGTCTCTTAGCGCCAGTTGCTGTTCCGATAGGTGGATTTATTGGTGCAATGCTTGGTGGTATTGCAGGTGAAGCACTCGGTGGATGGTTATTTAAGACTATCACAGGAGAGGGTGGTGGTAGCGGCGGTATGGGTGCCGTGGGTAGTACTATTGCACAAGGGTTAAAGCAGTTATTAACAAAAGAGTTTTGGGATAAGATTGGTACTGGTATTGCTGGCGTATGGTCTAATATTGTTGCTGCCGCAGGAAAACTATGGAACATGTTATCTGGAATGGCAGAGTTCTTAAATATTCCTTCATTCTTTGATGCTTTGTGGAAAAAAATGGGCAAAATGGCGGGGACATTATATGATGTCTTCAAAATTTTAATAGATCCTCGAAGAATTTTAGAGTTACGAAAAGTTCCAGGAATGCTGTTTTCCTTTGCAAAGGATTTTGGTGAATTCTTCATTATGCCTGGTCCCATTGGATTCATTTGGAAGCATGGGGTCGAACCATTCTTTAGCAAACTAGGTGATCTTTGGAATAACAGAGATAAGTTATGGGATTTCATGATGAAACCTGGAACATTCCAGGATACATTTAATACTGGTAAGTATGATCCAAAGAAAACCTCACCAACAGAAATTAAAAAGGCTGAGGAAACTCAGAAGGGAATGGCGCATATGCGTGGTGGTCCAGTTCTGAACTTTGCGTTTGGTGGTCCCATTCAACAGTTAGCAAGTGGTGGTCCCATTCAACAGTTAGCAAGTGGTGGTCCCATTCAACAATTGGCAAGTGGTGGTGTTGTTAATGACATTGGGCAAAGTTTCGTACAACCTGAGTCTCCTTCCATCGGAGCAGATACTGGTGATATATCATTCAAATTTATGAATGTAAGTCCCAATCTAAATGAAACTATTGTTAAGAGTGTTCGGAATGTTATAACTGTCAATCCTATCAGTAACGTGACTAATGTCAATAATACTTTTAGGACTACTAAAAATAATCGTGCGACTCCACCCAAAATGGTTAGTCCTGTAAATTCTAGTAGAAATATGCTATCTGCAACAGATGGATTTTCTGCACAATATGCCATGGATCAAGGTGCTGAATTTATTCCTATTCCAATTGTCATTGAGAGAGTTGTACCCATCCCTCAAGCAGTGCCTATAAATACTGGTAAGGAAACAGTGCAAATTACACAAAGTAGCCTTTCTCAAAGGATGAAGTAATTAAATGGCAACTACAGTACAAAAAGGGGCAAAAATAAATTTTTACAAATTTGTTGGTGTTGGGACTGTTTCTACAGACTCTCCTGACAGAGATGTTGTAGAATCTATTAATAAAACAACACTTGCCCTGAATAACCTAGGGAATACTGTAAATTCCATTTCTTCTACTATAATTGATTTAAAAAAATCACAACTAAAGATATTAGAAGCAGAACAGAAAAATAATACTAAATTTGAACCAAAATATACAAAAAAAGAAAAGAAAACCTTTACATCATTTTTATCGAAACTTAAGATAGGTAAAATTCCTAACTTCTTTGAAGCAATGTTGGGATTGCTAGGAAATTTATTTAAATTATTTGTTGTTGGACCTGCTCTTGAGTGGATTAGTAAAAAAGAAAATCAACAAAAGGTAAAGAAAGTACTAGAAGTAGTAAGTAATGTACTAAAATTTGTTAAAGATTGGGCAGTATTTGGTGTCACCAATACTATAGAAGGATTATACACATTATTATCAGACGAATCTACTTTTGCTGAAAAGTTTGGTGGATTTATTCGCGCAACTGTAGGAATAGGTTCATTATTACTTGGGATACGTTGGCTAACTAATCCTCTAAAAATCATTTCAGATTTTGGAAGTGTTCTAAAATTATTTTTTAATAGTTTAAATAAGACTAGAAGATCGCTCATGGCTCGTAAGGGTCTTGCGAGATTTGGGGGGAGAGGAGTTCTTCCTATGATAGGCAAGATTGCTCTTGGTGCTGGTGCTCTCTGGTTAATCTCTGAGGGTGTAGCAACCCGTTCTGCTGCGGATGGCACTCTAGATGCCCAAAAAGATGCACAGGGGAGATTGCCAGAAGATCCAGGATTTGACAAAAAAACTAAAGGTCAATACAAACCACCCGAAAAAGCACAAGGTGGAATATTACCACAAGCAGCATCAGGAGGATGGATTAATGGACCACAATCAGGATATCCCGTATCATTGGATGGAGGGAGATCAACCTCGTTTATCGGACACGGATCCGAATATGTTGCTAGAAAGTCTAATGGGGGAGCTTTCGTCGTTCCTTTTAATACTCCTGCAACAAAAACACAACCAAATCTAACCTCTAGGAGGATGGGTGAGGCAAAAAGTCAAGGATTTAGTCTTCCTGGATTTTCTAACGGTGGTAATACTGCAAGATCTGGTGCTCCTAGTATAAAATTACCAGAACTACCAGAATTTTCAAGAGGTGGTAACTTAGACAAGCAAATCTATTTGCATTGGACTGCTACTGGTTATGATTATAAAAAAGGACCTTATAATGCAGTAATTCAAGGTGATGGAAAAGTATATAATAATAGACCTTCTGACCAGGTTGGAGGGAAGCATACCTGGAGACGTAATAGCAAGGGTGTAGGAATTAGCATGGCAGCAATGTCAGCTTATAACTGGGATTCCTATGGTCCAAAACCCATCCAGATTGAAAATATGTCAAAGGAAGCAGCAAATGTTGCTAAAAAATGGGGATGGAAACCTAGTGATATTAATATCAACAGAGTGATGAATCACGCTGAAGCAGCGTCAAACAAAGATGGTAAGAGTCCAACTCATAACTATGGTCCTACTTGGTGGGGTGGTACGGGTGAAAGATCCGACTTACATAAGTTGAAGAAAAGTGATAAGGATGGCACAGGTGGTGATAAACTTCGTGCAAAAATTAGAAAATATATGGGTGGGGAGGACACAATAGTTCCTACTGCTGGATTAAGTCCAGGCGATACAGGTTCAGCGACAACTGGTGGCACTGCCAAGATTGCTAGTGGTGATTATGCATTACTCCAAAAACTTGTTCTTGCTGAAGCTGGAGGAGAAGGTCATTTAGGAATGGCATTAGTTGCACGATCTGTTTTGAACAGAGCAGGATTAGTCCAAAAAGGCATTGTAGGACCTGGGATCTTCATGGCAGACAGTGGAAGTGTTAAAGATATTATCATGGCAGACAATGGCGGACAATACACTCCAGCAAAACCAGGCGGATCTCTATTCAAAAATAGAAGTGATGCTGATATGTTGAGAGCACAGAAAGCAATTGAAACTGCTAGGAATCCGACAGGTCTTAGAGGATATCTTGAATCTAAAAATATTCCAGCAGAGCAAATTAATTATCTTTTGGGTGCTACTGGATTTAGAAATTATGATGCTGCTTTCACAGATCCATCTCAACAGGTCAATGAGGTTAAGTTTGGGCATCATACATTCAATACTGCAAGTAATCCAAATATCCTCACTCCTGTAAGTGAAATTACTGGTCATGGTGGAACTGGTGGAGGTCATAGTAGTTCTCCTTTTGAAACCACGCCTGAATCTGGCGGATATAATTATGATATCGGAACAAATGGAGCAGTATTTACACCATCCTCTGCAGATAGTATGACTACTAGGTTGGGTGTTCCTTCTCCTAAAAGCAACTTCCAACCTGGTGTAGGTAGTAACATAACCTCTGGAAAAGATCAGTTTAAGTTACAAAGACATACACAAGAAGTAACTACTGCTCGTCAGCAAACCACTCAAATGCAGAAAGATTTAATTTCTGCAGTATTGACACAAGTTGCTGGATCTAATCAATCTAATAATGTAGCAATCCAGAAGGCAAATCAAATGATTCAAGAAATAATGAGTTCCGCTGGATCAAGCACACCAACTCCAGTAACAACTGGTAGTCGTAAATCTGATGATGGTAGTACTGCATCATTACTAAATTCTTTCAATAACCCCCTCAGAGGTGCGTTCAAATGACATTACCAAGAGAAAATGTAGGTGACGTTGAATATAAAGTTACCGTATATAGAGATGGAAAAGAACTGAAGAATAAGGAAGGTTATTCTAACGTCAAAGAATTTATTCCTGGTATTGAAATTTTTGAATCTCTTAATTCTGCGACCTTAGAAGCAAGATTGATTGTTCAAGATTCCTCTGGATTTCTGGGAGCAATGACGGGATCTGAACTGTTTAGGATTCAGATTAAGGGTACTATTGTAGATAAAGTTTATTTCTTTAGAGCGTATGAAATTGAATCTCGTTCTAGATATCAGGGGGTTGATACTTTTATCCTCAATTGTGCATCGGATGAATTCATTAAGAATGAGATTGTAAATATTTTCGGTCACAGTGAAGTTATCTTTCAAGGTAAGACAGAATCTAGCGAAATTATTAAACAACTGTTATCAGATAAAAGGTTTATAGACACACCTAAAAAATTATTTGTAGAGCAGTCAATCAACAAACATCAGTTCATATCTCCAAATTGGAGACCATTTGATGTGATTTATTGGTTATGTCAGAGATCTGTTAGGCAAGCAAAAGGAGGAGGAGGTCTTCAGAATGGATTTGTATTCTGGGAAAATTCTCTCGGATATCATTTCAAATCCCTTGATAATATCATTGATTCTGTAAATTCTCAAGATCTGAAAGAAACTAATCCAAGCAGGGGAACAGCAAAATTATACACATATTCTTATTCCCCATCTTCTGTAGATGATGGTGCAGCAGATACTTTCAAAATTAATGCTGTTACATTTCCAGATGAAAGAAATTTCTTGAGTGGATTAAGGCATGGAACTTGGTCTGGATATAGTATAGGATTTGATCCTGTTACTATAACAGAATCTAAGGTGGGTTTGAGTGCTGATATGTCAGTAGATGCATATCGTTATAGTATTTCAGAAATGTGGGGAAAGATGTCTCACCTCAACAAAAATAAGACTGTTAGTCCTATTAAGCAAATGGATAGTGGTATTCAAGCTCTTATAGATCGCCCCAAAAGAGTTCGATATTCGATGCTTCCAAACCAAAATTTTGATCCTAAGTATCAAGACAATCCTCAAAAAAATTATGAAGAAATTACAGAACTTCAAGCATATCAGTATCTTCGTATTGAGTCTTTTAAGAATATTAAATTGACGATTAGCATCCCTGGTAATCTTGATTTGTATGCTGGATATGGAATAAATGTAGTTCTTCCTGGTAACTTTAGGAATCAAGATAGAACTCAAGTTGATAAGAAATACAGTGGTCGTTATGTAATCGCAGGACTAACCCATAAAATTTTAGATACTAAAATCACAACTGATTTGTTGCTAGTTAAAGATTCTGTGCTATAATAACACTGTAAGGGTTCAAAGATAAGTTTTAGAGCTCTTTCATAAATAAAATTATAAAGCACACATGTTACAAATGGACAGTATCGAAAAGCATATCGAGAAGGATAAAGAAATTCTCGATAATCCTATGACCTCTCCTAATCAACGCCGACACATTGAAGGCGAACTGCATGAACTAGAGGAATATGTAGAGCATCATAAAAAAGAAATCGAAGCAGGAGATCATCACGATCCTACTTACTTAGAATTGTTCTGTGATCAAAATCCTTCTGAACCAGAGTGTTTAGTTTATGACGATTGATGATTATCTATTAGGACATTGGTCAAATAAATTTCAAGCACAATCATGTCCCCATCAATATTCTACAGTAGAAATTGAGTGGAAAAAAATAGAAGGTGGATATCACTCTAAAAACTATTATCGAGAAGATGGTCCTGATAAACCATATCGAGAACGTTATCATAAACTTATAGTAAAATCTGAAACTAAAGTTCAATTTGAAAATTATGATCTAGACTGGACAAAATCCGAAAATTGTGATATGATATTTGTATTCGATGGCAATGCATGGCATGGACAATTAATCGGTGACAAATGCACTGGTGTTCGAGGATACCGAGTTGTTTCTGAAATTCATTTGTATGGAGATAAACTCCATAGTATGGATCAGGGATACAATGCTGGAGGAGAAATGATGTGGGGTAGTGAATTGCTCTACAAATTTACTCGTATCTAGGGCGAATAACTCAGCGGTAGAGTGCCTCCTTTACACGGAGATTGTCGGGGGTTCGATCCCCTCTTCGCCCATGTTCAATTTATTATTATGAACAACAAATTTATTAATGCGCTTCTGACTATCAGTCTCTTGGGAGTATCTTCTCCTGTATTGGCAGATCCCCTCAAAGATAGTGAATACAATACACCACATGCTATGGGGTGTATGTTACTTGGAGAATGCACTGATGATGTAGTCAAGGTAAATTCTATGCTTGACATCTCATCCAATTATAATGATATGGAAGACTTTACTAGTGTGACTGGTGAGTTCCATAACATTCTACACTCACTGAATCAAATTGGAGTCAATGTATTCCTTGCTGATTCAAAGTATTTCCCAAGTATGCACCGTGGTGTATATCATACTGTAAGTAACAACTTCTTTTTGAACAAGGACTTTATGGGTGATCCTGCAGTCCTAATGATGGTGATGCGTCACGAAGGATGGCACGCTGCACAAGATTGTATGGCAGGAACTATTGAAAATAGTTTGATTGCTATCATCAAACCCGAAGATGAAGTTCCTATGATTTGGCGTGTATTAGTAGAGCGTACATATCCTAAGTCTGCTGTGCCCTGGGAAGCAGAAGCACAGTGGGCAGGTAGAACAGAGAACATGACTATGAATGCTCTTGCGGCATGTGCTGGTGGTAATATGTGGGAAGTTTATGACCCAACACCACTTACTCGTAAGTATCTTGAAGATCATGGTTATATTCAGTAAAAATAAATATCAATTAGCAAAACAGATAACATGGGATGATGTCATCAAAAAGATGGAAAATGAGTTTGAACTTGAAACTTGTACATCCCAGTTTAATTCTACAAACGCACCAACAATTATCTTACATAATGGGAATCTACCAATAAGTATTTTTAATGCAGTAAAAGAGATTGAAAAGGATTGGGTGACAAGTAGTTGTCATGTATATACTTCATTTGCTAAATCTGCCAATACTTTTGGAAGACATAATGATAACGTAAATGTTTTGATCGTTGGTGCTATTGGAAAAGTCTCTTATAAATTTGATGATGGATCTGAATATTTTGTAGAACCTGGTGATACTTTATACATTTCAGCAGGAGAATATCACGATCCAGTAGTTCATTCTGCTAGAGCAACACTGAGTATTTCTACACCACAATCACCAACATTTCAAGTATAATGAGTAACGCAAGAGATTATCTGTTTCAGATTCCATTCAAACAGTACAGTATATCTAATTGGTCTGAGCATAAAAAGAAAATAGTAGAGGCATTGCCCCTAGATCAATATACAGATTTTTATGATAATCTTTATAAGATGCCTAGTTATTTGCCTGTAGTGTCTGATGCTATTAGTGAGTCTATGCAAGATTTTGCTGATACTTATCCATGTCCAGTAATGATAACATCGATGTGGTATGCAAACTCACAAAAAGGTGATGGACACAAACCGCATAATCATGGATCTACAGGATACTCTGCAATTTTGTATGTTGATTTTGATATGGCAGAACATGAATCAACTATATTTTATTCTCCCTTTCAGGAACCAGCAACTGGAGACAGTATGAAATTCAAACCCAATATACATGAGGGGGATCTTATTATATTTCCATCGATGATTTTACATGAGGCACCTGCAAATTTAAGTTCTAGTAAATCACGTTTGATCGTTTCCTTCAATATTATGGGTGATGATTGTGCAAAAGCATATACCAGTGGTCTTAATGCTTCACCACTGACCCGCAAAGACTTTGATAAATAATTAAAAATTCAGAAATTCATGAACACCATTGACGGTATTATTAATGAACCTACTGTAAATTTTGTCGGTAAAGATGGATTTTTTTGGTGGGTAGGTGAAGTCGAAGACAATGAAGATCCAATGGAACTCGGACGAGTTAAAGTTCGTGTGCTTGGATATTATACTAATGTTCGCGGCGGCACAACATCAGATCTTCCTAAAGATTATCTTCCATGGGCAACAGTGCTACAACACACTTGCCAACCAGGTAATGATGGACAGGGTGAAAGTTCTGGACAATTGCAACCTGGTGCTATTGTCATGGGATTCTTCATGGACGGTGATCAGGCACAAATGCCAATCGTAATTGGTGTTATGCGAGTGAAGAAGTCTGCTGAGACACAAACTGAAAAGCAGTTTGCCTTCACTGGTGAGAAGATGGAACCTGGGATTGCTCCCAATCCAGCAACAATGCATCCAATGAATCCCAATGCCGTGATGGCAGGTACTAAGGAAGAGGGATATAATAGGGTTAAAGAGGATAATACTGTTGTTGTTCCAGGTACAAAAAAAGCAACTGCATCTGCAGCAGGCAGAGGATCACCTGCTAATGTAGGCAATCAACTTAATGGTAGTTCTGGCAATCCTAACAAACCAAGACAACCTGAAAAACCTATTCCTGCTGCTAATGGTGTTGCTGGTCCTTGGAAGACACTAGAATATAAACTAGGATATCTTATAGAAGATCTTGCTGACCATGCTGGCAGTTTGATAAAAGCAGAAGATGGAGATTTCTTAGATATTGTAACTGGTAAGTTGGTATCTGCAAAAGCATTGACTGCAAAAATACAAAACTTTTTGAGTTCTGTATTTACACAGGTCGTTTCTGCTATGAGACAAGCTCTTGCTAATCTTGCAGAACAGTTAGAACTTGTTAATCTTCTTGGTGGTGCAACTGGTGCTCCATTTGTAGTCTTTACTGCTATTCAAGCAGCAGTTACTACGATTCTAAAATCACTGTGTAGTATTGATGCAAAGATCATTGACTTCATTCAAGATCCCATTGGTAAGCTTACAGGTTTTCTAGAGGATCTTCTAGATGGTTTGATCGACAAAGCAACATTTGTTCTTCAAGGTGTTCAGCAAGCAATTGACAGCGTTATTTGTCAGGTTCAGAAACTTCTTGATCAGGTTCTTAAGATTGTTGATACGGTAAAGACTATTGTTGATGGTGTTGGTAAAGCAAAAGAAATTATTGATGCATGGCAAGCAGGCAGCGAAATCTTTGAAGCAGGAACTGACCTTATTAAGAAAGGTATTACCAGTATTACTGGATTGATTGCACTCTTTATTAAGTTTGCTGCTAGTGATTGTGGTCGTGCAGCAGATGGCGGTAAAGATACTGTTGGTTGGTATCCACTATTCGGTGTAACTCACTGTACTCCAGAAGAATTAGAAACAATTAATAGGATCAGGGGTAAAAGTAGAGGTGATTGTGGTGGTGATAGTAGAGCAGGAGGTCTTTTAGACTCTATCTTTAGTGAAGCAGATCCTTATTTGACTGCTGCAAAAACATTTATTGATGGTTCTTATGAAATGTTTGTTGGTACTCCTGGTAGTACCGCTAGCATCAAGAAAAATTCTAGTGGAACAACACACACATCAATCAATAGGAATCAGAGTACCTATTCTGAATACGTTGCAAGAAAGAGGATTAGACAACAATATCCAGCTGCAACAGAAGAAGAACAAGAAAAGAAAGTACAAGAGTATAAAAAGACACAAAACAATGGTAAGGAAGATGATGGATCTTTAGTTGCCGATCATAGTTCTTATGCTGGCAACTATACTCAAGAAGTTCATGGTGATGACTGTAAAGCAATTGATGGTGATCACGTAGTTAATATTGAGGGTGATTATTTCCTCAAAGTTACTGGTGATTGTCATGTTGAAGTTGGTGGAGGTTTCTTCTTTGGTGCTGAAGGTGCTCCTAAAGTTGTTGATTCTAAAGGAGAGAGTAAAAATACTAAAGTTCAGAAACATACACTTAGATTTGGTTCTGATGTTGATGTCTCAACTGTTGGTGCTAAATTTGAATTACAAGGTGCTGAGTTTAATGTAGGATCTATTTCCACTAAATTTACTAGCAGCATCTTTGAGTCTAGTGGTGGTCAAGCATCAATCTCTGCAGGAGAGACAATCATTAGTGGTGACAACTCAATTGAACTTGTTACACCACACTTGGTGGAGATGATTAATACTCCCCCTTCAGTAATTCCTAAGGCACTTACAGGTATTCGTAGATTTGTTGGTGGTTCTGTTGAAACTGTAATGACACCAGGTCTATCTGCTGATGCTATTCCCAGATATACTATTGCCAACCCACTTGGTCCTTACTCTGGAACGTTTGGTGCCACAGGATACAACTGTAACGTCACTACAGGTGCATTCAATGTAAATGTGGCAGCAGGATTTATTTTTATGGATGCTAGTCTTGCAGTTACCCTGAAGGCAGGTTTGGGCATGGTTCTTTCTGCGGGAGGTGTCGTCATCATTGACGGCAAATCAATTTTCCTGAACTGACTTGACAGAACACCTCACCTCTGCTATACTACATAGGTAGTCAAGAGGCAGAATGTCCGACACTCTCTCACACGTCTTCATAAATTTTTCAAAACGAAAAATTACTCTTCTTGATGAAGAGGGTTACGAAAAAGACGTTCGATGGAACTTCAACTCTATAGGTTCTGAAGGTTTTTCTGAGACTGTGAGTCAAATTCAAGAAATTTTGGATCCTGACATGATCACTTATTGTTTTGCTGCAGAATGATTGGACCTATTGGAGTTACACTACAACAAGCAGAAGATCACTTTGAGTTTCTTTTAGATCTCACTGATAATCAACGTGTTTGTTGGAAGATTACTCGTCCTGATGGAAAGTCTGTAATGATGGTTCCTGTAAATGAAGTCTCTCCTATTCCCGATGAGATTCAAACTCAGGTAGATGAATTTCAAAAG